GCCCAGTAGACCAGGGACAGGACCAGCGCGTGGAACACGGCCTGGACCAGCAGACCGGCGCCGGATGGCAGGGCCAGCAGCATGCCTGGGCTCAGCACGGCGAACAGCACAGCTGGCAGGAGAACCTTGGGACCAGTAACGTCGAACATCTTTACAAATACGCAACATATTTTTCGGCCCATCCGAAAAAGTTCTCAGCCTGAACACGTTCTGAGATTACCGGGAGGTTACCGATGAGGTTCCAGATGTCCAGGTGGGACTTGGCCGACTCCTGTGCCTGGAACCACTGAACGCGCCCAAGTACGAGATCGCAAAAGTCCGGGAATTTTGCAGTCAAATTCATATACTTGGACTCGGCGTATTCACGGATCTTCATCCAACCATCGAGGAGTTCCTGGGAGTACATGTCCTGCCAGTCTTCTGGATGGAGTTCGGGATCGAACTCGTCCGACCCATCAGAGTCGTATGCGAGGTCGTAATTGTACGCGTCACGTGAGTACTCATCGTTGATACCCATTTTGTTCTTGAATTATAAGTGACCCAAGACTCTAAGCCTCGAGGATGGCCTTCAGACCCGTCACCATGACACCGTCCGTCTCCTTGACGGGTGCGGCATCGAGGATGGCCTGGAATGCCCCTTCGACCTGAGCCTCATTTCCACCAAAAAACGTGCCCAGACCCTTCTTTATGACGTCCTTCGTCAGAGAACCCTTGATCTTTTTTGTTTTAAAATTGACCTTCACCTTGTCCTGAACCTTTACGGTGTCAATCTCGTTTTCTTTCATATGCTTCGTCACAAACTTGCGAAGATCCTTCTCGCGCCCGTTGAGGACGCTGAGATCTTTGCGAGCTGCGGCCAACTGGGCCTTAAGGGCGACCCACTCGGTCATGGCTGCTTTAAAGTCCATTTAGTATGTGCAAAGCACTTAATTACGATTAGCTAACGCACAGAGTTTCTTCACTGGAACTCGGGTGAAATCTCAAACTTGGGGCGCATGGTGTCTGGGGGAATCGTGCTGAGGTTGAAGATGCTGACTGGAGTGCGGGGGTTGATTGGCTCGGAGCGGAACTGCTGGTTGGCGTTGCGCAGAACGCCGCCGACCGTCTCGGGGTAGCCAATCTGGCTGCGTGGGTCCAGGTAGTTCTGGCCCGACAGAATCTTGTCTGGGCTGAACTGGCCAAAGTCCTCCGTCTGAACCACCTCACGGGGGATCAGGCTGGCGGACGACACATCACCACCATATGCGGTGGCGGGAACAGCGGCGGCTGGCGAACCACCGAGCGGGCCAGCACCGATGATGCCACCGTTCTTTGCTGGGTGAAAGCCGCTGGACTTGGGGGCGAACAGCAGGAAAAGAATGACTACGGCCAGGAGCAAAATTGCCAGTCCCTTGCGATCCATATTATTAATAGTTACCGATAATTTTTTTGGGCTGGAGACAGAAGGTCAAGCCCGAAGGGCTTGGGTGGGGGACCCGGACTTTAGTCCAAGTAGTCGGCCGGATCATCATCCTCCTGCTCGGCGGGCTCGTCCGAGAAAAGATACTCCTTGGGAAGCTCAGGGGTCTTGGGCCCCGCCCGGACGCGCACCTGAAGAATACGCCAGATGGGTCCGAACGACTTTTTCAGGAACCACAGACCGGACAGCTCGAGCACCACATCACACGACGTCTCGGGCTGGATATCCTGAAGCCCGACTGGATTCTTGCGGGTGTCGAATGCAAGAGTGACCACCTGACCCTTCACTGTGGTAAGGGACGCGCCGAGCACGCCGTCCGTCACGCTCTCCTGCCATGCGTTCTGGATAGTCTCATCGCTCAGCTCCTTGCCGAACCACTCCTGCTTGGACAATTTGGCCTGGGCCAAGATCTGCTCATCAATTACTGAGAAAAGATTGGAATCAGTCTTGAAATTTACAGACTTGGTCGCCAGTGAGTCCTGTAGAACCATACCATTGACCTGATGGCGGGCACCAGAAATCTTCAGAAAGTAGCGGCCATCTGGAAGCTTCTGGGGTGTTGCGTACTCCATTATACCATAAACTAATTTCTTCTTTAACAGTAGATGACTACGTGTAGTTCCGACCTTATCACGAAGGGGTGCCAGTGCCTGTCCAACCCCATTGACCCTGGGTCCCAGGTGTGCGCTTATATAAACCGTCAGAACGGCCTGGTGTCTCCTTGTGATGAAGGGTGCTGTGTGCCAAAGTGCACCATCAACAGGAACCTGCCGGGTGTTCTTCAATTTCAAAATGAATTTCGAGCGTCAACCGGAACGGCCCTTCCTCCTGGGTTCGGGGTCAACCTTGCCACGAGTGACGAGCCAACCAGGAATAAGGAGGAGACGATATATGTGGAGCCTGACGTGCGGTACCAGACGGTATGGGAGCGAATGATAATCCCGCTTTTGATGTTGGTTATAGTGTTTTTGGCCGTCGCCTCCCTGGCTTAAAGGTGACCCTCGTGTGTAGAGTAGAAATGGCCACCACTACCCCAGTCACCCTCGAGCTGCTTGCCAAGGAGCTGAAGGCGCTGCGCAAGGATGTGCGCAAGATCCGTCAGCACTTTGAGGACCCCACCGGTGAGAAGCAGGCTGCTCGTTCCCAGAACAATGGCTTCAACAAGCCCCTGAACGGGACCGACAAGCTGCGTGCCTTCCTGGGTCTGGCGGCTGATGAGAAGATCTCTCGCTCCCAGGTTACTGCCCGTATCAACACCTACGTGACCGAGAAGGGCCTGAAGGCGGGCCAGAACATCTCCCTGGATGCGACCCTGCAGGACCTGCTGCAGCCACCGGCGGGCACCCAGGTGACCTTCCTGAACATCCAGAAGTTCATCAACCCCCACTACATCAAGGAGGTGACGGAGAAGAAGCCTCGTGAGAAGAAGCCCAAGGCGGAGCCAGTGGAGGGTGCGGCCGAGGCCCCAAAGGAGAAGAAGGTTCGCCCAAAGGTTGCGAAGGCCTCTGCTTGATCACAAGTACGTTCGGACTTGGTCTCGGCTGGCTTAAAAGTATGAGTGTAATACAAAACAAATGGAGTCTCCTCCAACTTTGTCGCGTGATAAGCTAAATTCCCTTGTTGGGACAAAAATCAACAATATTGAACTGTATCAACGGGCTTTCACTCACAAAAGCGCGTTGAAGCGGTACTCTGGACTGTCTGGTTCGTATGAAACTCTTGAATTCATGGGGGACTCTGTCCTCGGATTTATAATTACGCGTTATTTGATTACAAGGTTTCCAGAGGAACAGGAGGGGTTCCTGACCAAGGCCCGGACGAAGATGGTCCGTGGCAAGACTCTGTGCGAAATATCCAAGGTGCTTGGTCTTGACAAGTTGATCCTGATGGATGAAAAAGGGGAGCGCAACGGTTGGAACACCAACGAGCACATCATGGAGGATGTCTTTGAGGCTCTTATAGGCGCCATCTACCTCGACCTCGGTATGGTGCACGCCAAACAGTTTATCTTTGCGGCTTTTGATCAGATGGAGGTGTCCCTGAAGGACGACAACTGGAAGGACCAGTTGATGCGTTGGTGCCAGGCCCTCAAGTATCCCCTACCTGAGTATCGCGTGGATGGCCAAGCGAACGGTCAGTTTTTCATAACAGTCATAGTTGACGGTATGGAATGTGGGGCGGGTTTCGCACTTACAAAGAAACAGGCGGAACAGAATGCCGCCGAAATTGTACTTAAGACGGATCCTCGATTCAAGAGTAAGAATGGAGGACCCCCAAAACGCGAGGGACGTGGTGGCGAGGGCCAAGGAGCTCCTTGCGGCTGAATATGCAGAACAAAGATCTGAAGAATGGTTAGCGCTCCGTGACCAAATGATCACGGCAAGTGACGTGGCAAGTGCGATAGGTGAGAGCCGCTACGAGTCTCCCGATGCGTTTGTGAAGAAAAAGGTGCTCAAGACCAAGTGGGCCGGAAACGCCGCGACCGCTCATGGCACCGCACTCGAGCCTCTGGTTCGCGACCTCTATGATCAGCGCACCGGCCGCAAGTCGCACGAAATTGGTCTCGTCCAGCACCGTGACTATCCTTGGCTCGGGGCTTCACCTGATGGCGTCACGGAAGATGGGCTCTTGATCGAGATAAAGTGCCCATTGACGCGCAAGATCGAGGCAAAAGTGCCCAAGCACTATCTACCTCAAGTACAACTTCAATTGGAAATTACGGACCTGGAAGAGTGTGATTTTATCCAGTACCGACCGGCCCAGATCGAGGACGGCGTTCCTCGATCCCCGGAAGAGTACGTGGTCGTCCGCGTCAAGCGCGACCGGGCCTGGTTCGCCAAACATCTTCCAGCCATGAAGGCGGCATGGGACCGTATAGTCAAAGGACGGGAACATGGGCTGTGTGAACTGGTGGACGAGCCACCGACGCAGTTTAAGAATGAATTTGCTTGTGAAATAGAAGATGACGTGCAGTCACAAGAACCGGTTCCTCAAGTGCCGTGAGTGCGCGGGGGACTTTTGCGCCAAGTGCATTCAGCTCGAGGTTCATATGTGCCCCAAGCTGGATGAACGGTCTAAAATTGAAAAAGAGAATTTATCAAAGAAATTAGTCAAGGTGGTGGCCCCGAAGGTTTCTACTTTTTGATGCGTGAAAACAGATACATGACCAATGCAATAAGCGCGAGCCAAATGAGCAAGTCCCGCCCTAGAGTGACTCCCGCCGTCCACGTGTCGTCACTGGCGCGATTGCCGCCCATCCAGCTCCATGGCTGCCCTGGACGCATCCACGTCACTGTACCGTCTGGAAACTCGTTCTTGCGTGCTGGGAAACCACGGAAAGGTGCGGGGCTCGACTCAGCCGTCTTTAAGTACATAGGGCCCGACAGATTCATGTTGGGGTCGGCAGATCCCGCAAGAGAGTCGGTGTAGACGGTCGGTTCCTCGCTAATTTCCGTCGTGTACGAACCGTCATTGGCAATCATGCTCGGGAACCCATCGGAGTAAACACCGAAGGTTCCGGACCACGTGTATGGGTTGAAGCGGTTGATGCTCAGGTCATCACATGCCATAGCGGCCGTAGCCATCTTAACATACGCTTACATTATTTTTAGTTCCTGCGTATACTTTCGTCTGGACCTTCTGACGGTGAAGTTCCCACATAGTGTCCATGTCAACGTTCAACATATGGGCCAACTGGAAGAGGTAACTGAACACGTCACCCATTTCCATCATGACGTCGGTCCCTCGATCCTTTTTGAGGCCCGTTTTCTTGTATATCCTTTGGTTCTGGCGGATACTAGAAGCCAATTCACCCATCTCTTCGTTTAGGAGCATCCATACGATACTTACTGGGGCTTTGTCCCATCCCTTCATTTTACACATCTCGGCAGTTTCATCGCGAAACTTATTCATTAAGAATAAAACACGCCACCTCTCTAAGCTTTGTTGAGCCGGCCTATGAAGCGGCGCAGTTTAAACACGATAAGCAGAGCAAACAAAAGCATAGTCAGCTCGGCACCCATCTTCCAGTTTTCAACCAGGTTCTGATCACGTGACCGTTTCTGGGCCCACGGCTCGACGACCGCGTTACTGAAGAGGCGGATCGCCCGGTCGATGGCGAAGAAAATGAAAAAGCCTATCAGGATGTCGTCAAGGGCTCTCATTTAGAATGCAATCTTGCTGTTGTATGGCATTTTATTTCCATATGTGCTCGTGCTGACTGGTGCAGCGAGGGGCACCGGGTTCGAGGAGATGTCGCGCAGGTACACGAGCTGCTGGAGGACGCCCGTCGAAACGGTGGCTGTCGCCTCCTTGGCGACTTGGGCGTTCATGGCCGCCACCTGACCTCTCACGTCGCTATACGGGTCACGGGCCATGTTCGTGTAGACGCGCTTCATGAGTGCCTGCAGGTCGGCGTCGTTCTGGCGCTCGATCTTCACACCGGTTTTGGCCTGGACGGAGTCTATGATCGCATTGTGAATCTGCTCACGGTTGAATTCGGAAAAGAAGGCATCCGTGAGAGGCGTGGGGAGCAGACGGGTGCTCATTTGATTTATACAGGGATAAAAAAAGCCGACGCTTATTACACAATGAAGGTCGTCAAGAGGTCGGGAGATGTGGTCGAGATGCTCTTCGATAAGGTGACAAAACGAATTTCAAAACTAAATCAGGCTCCGGAGTTTGAGCCCCTGAACGTCCAGCCGGACAAGGTGGCCCAGAAGGTTTTCCAGAGTATGTACGACGGCATTTCCACCTCGGAAATTGACAACCTGACGGCCGAAGTGGCTGTGGCGATGATCACAGAGCATCCGGACTACGAGACCCTCGCTATGCGCGTGACCGTCTCTAATTTACAGAAGAATTGCCCAAAGACTTTTAGCGACGCCATGGTCGCTCTACACACCAAGGGGGTTGTGTCTGCCGAGTTTATGAAATGCGTAGCCCTAGAACTGGACGGCGTGATTCAGCCAAACCGCGACTATGATTTTGGATACTTTGGAATCAAGACGCTCCAGAAGGGCTATCTGAACGTGGGCGAGACGCCCCAGTACCTCTTCATGCGTGTCGCGGTCGGCATCCACGGTGACGACCTGCCGCGCGTCAAGGAGACCTATAACCACATGTCCCTCAAGCGCTTTACACACGCGACCCCGACTCTCTTCAACGCCGGTACAAACCACCCGCAGCTTTCGAGCTGCTTCCTAGTGGCCATGAAGGATGACAGCATCGAGGGCATCTACGAGACGCTCAAGGAGTGCGCCCACATCTCCAAGTGGTCTGGTGGCATCGGCATCCACTGTTCGAATATCCGTGCGAACGGTACGCGTATCAAGGGCACCAACGGTGTGGCCGATGGCATAGTGCCTATGCTCCGTGTGTTCAACAATACCGCCCGGTACGTCAACCAGGGTGGTGGGAAGCGCAAGGGCTCTTTCGCCATCTACCTGGAGCCCTGGCACGCAGACGTGATGGAGTTCCTGGAGCTGCGCCTCAACCAGGGTGACGAGGAGATGCGGTGCCGCGATCTCTTCACAGCTATGTGGGTCCCGGACCTCTTCATGGAGAAGGTGGAGAAGGACGAGGACTGGCACCTCATGTGCCCTCACGAGTGCCCTGGGCTGCCAGATGTGTACGGCGAGGAGTTTAACGAGTTGTACCGGACATACGTGGCTCAGGGCCGGTACAAGGAGGTGGTCAAGGCTCGGCAAGTTTGGGACGCCATCCTGAAGAGTCAGGTTGAGACTGGGACGCCGTATATGTGCTACAAGGATGCGGCCAACACCAAGTCGAACCAGAAGAATATCGGGACAATCAAGTCATCCAATTTGTGTACAGAAATCATGGAGGTCTCGGGACCCGAAGAGACGGCTGTGTGTAATTTGGCGTCCATTTGCCTTCCGTCATTCGTAAAGAGCGCGTCGTACGGAGTCGCCGACGGGTCTTCAGGGACCAACACCTACTTTGACTTTGGGGAGCTTCATGACGTGACGCGCGTCATCACCCGTAACCTGAACCGTGTCATCGACAAGAATTTCTACCCGACCGAGGCGGCCCGTCGTTCGAACCTGCGTCACCGCCCCATAGGCATCGGGGTTCAGGGGATGGCTGACGTGTTTCAGATGCTTGGGTTGGCGTTCGACGAGCCCAAGGCTCGCAAACTCAATACAGGTATCTTCGAGGCCATATACCACGCGGCTCTGACAGAGTCATGTGCGTTGGCCAAGGAGGAGGGGCCGTATGAAACCTTCAAGGGGTCACCGGCCGCCGAGGGTATCCTCCAACAGGATATGTGGGGGAAAGAAAATAATGAATTTTGGAATGAAATTAGGGAACAGATCAAGACTCATGGTCTCCGCAACTCCCTATTGGTGGCCCCCATGCCCACCGCCTCGACAGCCCAGATCATGGGCAACAACGAGGCGTTCGAGCCGTACACGACAAACATCTACCTGCGCCGGACCCTGGCGGGCGAGTTCGTCATGGTGAACAAGCACCTGATCAAGGATCTACAGAAGCTGAACCTTTGGAACCCCCAAATTAAGAATGAAATTATTCGCAACGGTGGGTCGGTCAGTCAAGTTGATGGCATCCCCCTGAACCTCAAGCACATCTACCGGACCATTTGGGAGATTCCGCAAAAGTCCATCATCGACATGGCGGCTGACAGGGGCGCCTATATCGATCAGTCCCAGTCGCTCAACATCTTCATGGAGAATCCAACCATGGCAAAGCTGAGCTCTATGCATATGTATGGCTGGAAGAAGGGGCTCAAGACGGGCATGTACTATCTGCGAACCCGCGCAAAGGCCCGGGCGCAGCAGGTGACGGTTCCAGT